GCAGTACAAGAACGCAAGCGTTGGTATCCCTAGCCAAGTACTTGAGTTCTTTAATTGTGGAGCGCATACTCGCAAACTCTTCCCCACCATCATTAGCAATATCCATAAGGTTATCGATAACAATGAGAGTCGGCGAGCAACCCCACAATTCCTCGAATGCTTGCACTTCTTGGTCAAGATCTGCCAGCGTTGGCGCTGACTCAAATGACCAGAAGATATGCCCCGAGGAATCATTGATAGTTTGTCGACTACCAGCAACATCATCATTGAGTGCCATTTCAGCATCACTCTGAGGTTTGCCAGTAATCATTGACAACAGACGCATAGCCATTGTATGGGCATTTGTATCTGCTGAAACGTACAGTGTTGGAACTTTAGACCGCAACGCAACCGCAAGTGCAAGAGTTGACTTACCTGCACCAGGAGTGCCTGCAGTCATTGATACTTCTGCTCTGCGAAAGATGACTTTATTGACGTCAAATGTACGAAACACTGATGGCAATGGTTCGCCACCAATATCTTTAGTACCTACGGCACGGGCTAATGTTCTCATTTAGAATGTATTCCATTCTGCATCGTTGCGACGGATAAATACTGGGTCACATTGATCTGGTGTGCCCTTGGCTGTTGGACACATGTAACCCTTCCATGGACCTTTAGCACCGTTGCCTTGGCGCTTAGTCATTCCACCGTGAACGCATGAACGTCCCTGTGGTGAGATGCTAGAGGTTTGTGTTGGATGTGCAGTATGGTCGATATGTGCATTTGGAAATGCATCACGAACATTTGACACGGCTTGTACAGCACCTGTTGGTGCTCCTACAAGTGACTCAGCCATAATCTTGAGTACATCTTGTGACTCTTCGATTCCGACTGCGCTTTCAAGGGCTGCACAGAACTCTGTGTATGTTTCCCCTGCTACCACGAAGATACGACCATCGGGTAGTTTGCTACTAACTTGGAAGTTACCAGGCATTTTGATTCCTATTCTGCTCTAGAGTTTACGAATTTACAGTGATGTGAGACATCACAATATCCACACTGGTTGAGGTTAGGTAAAAACATTTCTGCCTTCCTAGCCTTATCAAAGGTGTTGAGTATCTCCTCTATCCTATCAGATGTTAGGTTGTTAAGGGACCAAAGGCTAATGTTGCCAGAACGTGCATCCCAAAATCCTGCTTTGTCGACAATTATACCTTCCTTGGCTAGTGCCCAAGCATAGATAGCCAACTGCAACGGATGACGCTGAGAAGATGCACCTGTCTTAATGTCGACAAGAACACGCTTACCATCTGTATCAGTCATTACTCTATCTATCGCCATCTTGACTACGGTATCATCAAGAGGGATTTCGTACTGCTTTTCAATAAAATCTTCGTAGATGCCCCAATGCTCACGGAATTTAATCCATCGATCTAGCATCCAGATGCCTTCTCCGTACCACCAAGACATGTCCTCACGTTTGGCATACTTCCAATTACTCATGTCGCCATTGAGTTCTTCATCTTCTTTGACCTGCTCAAACCAGACCTTGTTCCAAATGTCTTCGGACTTGCCACCCTCAAGGTCGTATAATTCAGTGGCTTTGTGAACTGCAGTACCACCAGTAAACCAAACAGCATGACCGCTTGGTATCTGATCTACCTTAGTTAATTTATATTTCCAACCGCAATCCTGCCAAGTTGAAAACGATGAGTACGAAATATGTTCAGGTAATTTATTCATAGAAGAACTATACCATACGACACCGACAACGGGTTTCTTAAAACGCTGCCTGATTCCAGATTTTAAGAAACGCCCCCCTACCCCCCATAAAAATTCATGTTGGTTCAGGGGAGCGATCAGGCTGACTGCCGTCATCCATCATTTGAAGTTTCCGCCCCACGGTTACCCGCACCGAAACTGTACCACATGTGTTATGCTCTGCGTATGAGAAACTATGATGAAGATGACTTATCCAAATGCATACGTTGTGAAGAAATGGTTGGTACTGAGACCCTAGTCAAACTAGGACCAGACGCCTTCTGTGAGATATGTTGGGATGACATGTAATGGCAACTTATGAATACGAATGCCCTGGAGACGGGGAGATAATTACCATTACACGTCCAATAGACGAAGAAGAGGGTGTGTACGTGTGTACGGTGTGTACTAGTACACTACGTAGGGTGTACAGTACACCTGGAGTACAGTTCAGAGGCTCAGGCTTCTATTCAACAGGAGGATAAAATGACATACGATGAATTGTTAGATGTATTTACACCATCTGATATTAATGAATATGGGCAGTTCTCTATGCCCTTCCCTGATGTAATGTATAACTCTCTTCGTTCAATAGTGGAGATGCATAAACCTAAAGAATATAAAGTACTAGGAACATTTGCTGATGGACTTACTCAGATTGGTTGCGCTTGCGGTGGATGGTCGTATCCTTGCCCAACTATTCAGGCTATTGAGAAGGAGTTAACATAAGTAAAAGAGGGTTGAGTTGGAGCCAAAAGTACCTCCGACCCATACATTACCCCTCGGACGCCCTGAAAACCCGCGAAACCCCGAGTTTCGGCGCTTGTTTGAGGCATTGTAGAACCATGATAAAACGTGTAAGTCATCGCCCGTTTAAGGCGTATAAATGACAAAAATACCCCCTACCCTAGTATTTCTACTTAGGTGGGGGGTATTCTCGTCTCTACGAGGCTCCTAGGGGGTTTAAACCCTACTTAGAGCCGCGTCCAAACTCTGGTGCTGAAGCGTCTAATGCCTTAAGAACTGGTCCAGCAACAGCAGCAACTGCTGCCATTGCAAGGTTCTTAGGGTTAGTTTCTCCCGCAAGGTATAAAGCAATGATTGATGCTATTGCAGCGCGAGCGTAAGTAACTGCAATTGCCTTTAGTTTATCTGTGTTCATTTTATATTCCTTTACTTTAGTTTCATTTTAGTAACACGTGCTTTCACCTGTTCAGGTGTCTCCACGATTTCAAAATGCATATCATCTTTACGAGTCTTATAGGTATAGCCTCCGCGAAGCCCATATTTCTTGCAAAGAATATCTAGGGTTTTACGTTGTTCCGCAGTGAAAGTGTTCTCTTTTCCAAGTGGGTGCTTGGCTGCATTAAGATCAATGGCTGTACCAGAACTATGATTAGAAAGACCAGTGGTCTCTCCTCTGATAGCACGGTAGGCGTATGACCAATCGTCAAAAGCACCTTCTTCTAGCGGTTCAACATTAACGTGAAACTCTGCAGCAAAGGCTGCCAGAACTGGTCCAGCAATCTCATTGCATTGCAATCTAATCTTTGTACCCTCTACAGGGAAATGCTTGATGTCAATTTCTGCTTTGTCTTTAGAAGCAGTCCAGCCATTAGCGCTTTTTTCCATTATTCGTCCTTTGGATTACGTGCTTTGTATGAAACCACCCATAGCACTGATGTGACTACAATTGCGTAGCCCACTACTGTCTTTGCTGAACCTTCTAGTACTACCCATGCTACGAACATGCCTAGTAGAGTCCATGCTTGGTTCAAGAAATCTGAGAACCATTGCTTCATTAAGGTTTTCTCCTATACGTGGTTGATGCTGCGGATGCTGCTGCTGCTACGGCTGACTGAGTTGCTATCTGCCCCACGATCACTGCTGCAACAATTACCTTTTCTGATGTCTCACGAACTTCTGGAGACATGTCAGCACCGATATTTGATAGAGCAGTTAATACTTCCCCTGGATTTGTAAATATTTCTGATAATAATTCTGTTGGATTGTCGAACAATTCAAGTGCTGCGACTACACCAGCAGTTAGAACTACACCGTTCTCCAATTGGATTGGAGTATCGGCTGGCAGTTCAGATGCTTCTACATCTTCTGCTTGTACAACTTCTGGTTCTGCAGGAGGTTCAGGTGCTTCCTCTGGTGCAGGTTCTGCTTCAGCAGGTGGTTCTTCAGCGGGTGCTGGTGGCTCTTCTGCTGGTGGTTCCTCAACTGGAGGTTCTTCTGCAGGTGGTTCCTCAACAGGCGGTTCTTCCATAGGTGGTTCAACAACTGCTGGAGGTTCCTCCGCTGGAGGTAATACTTCTGGTGCAATATCAATTACTGGTTCTGGACGTGGACGTGGCTCAGGTTGTGGTACTGGCACAGGTGTTGGTTCAGGAGTAGGTGTTGGTGTTGGCTCAGGCGTAGGCTCTGGAGTTGGTTCTGGTGTAGGCGGTACAGGTTCTGGTTCCAATACTGGAGGAACTTCTACCTGAACAATGTTTGCCTGTTCCAAAGGAACAACTGTTCCATCAGTAAGTCTTGCACCTGTTCGCTCATTACCTTGCAAAGGTCCTGCAACTGCATAGTTGTATGCAACAGTTCCATCTGTTTGAATCTGTGCAGTAATGACAATGCTAGTAATCTCACCAGTCATCATTCCGTATGGACGATAAGCACCATCAACTTGGAATCCACCCTCACTAACATTGATAATGAAGTGAGTATCTGGCATCTGCTGAGGCAAAGCCCACCAGTCACGTGATTCAATTGATATAGATGGGGTTACTGGATAGTCCCAATAAGTTCCATCAGGATTGCCAAATGTAATAACTGAGTTAGTAGTTGCATAAACATTTTGATATGTAGTGCCGTCATAGACGACAGTTACTGTCAAAGGAATTTGATACGAAACATCATCTCCGCCAGGAGTTACAATAGTAGTAACTGCTGGGGCTGGTACTGGATCTTCTGCTCTAGCATAGGATATGAAAAACATATTTCCTGCTAGTGCTACTGCAAATGCTGCTAAAAGATTTCTACTCTTTCTCACAAAGGAGGATGTAGATTTGGTCAACGCGGGCTTCCAATCTATTGACTTGGTCTTTAACGGATCCGCCCCCGTTTGGCTTCAATTCCTCAAGATAGTGTTTAACCATCCAACGAACTGCGCCAGCAAAACTTGCGACTATTGTTGCTACTGCTACGGCTATTCCAGCCCAATCTGTTGCTGTCATCATAAGACCGTTCTTACTGTGACTAGAACTAGACCTCCAAAGCCATCAAATTTACCTGATGGTGGTGTCTTACGATTGAAGTTGATCTTTTCAATAATTGCTTGTATGCGCTCACCTGTAGTAAAGTCTTGGATATTAACGATATCTCCTGCTGCTTCCATGTCTTCAAGAATTTGAATACGCTCCCACGCACGGCCTTCGTATCCAGTCTGCACATTATATCGGTCAGTTTCTACATCAAAACACCAGACAGGAAACTGAATGAGTCTCTGTCTCTTGGTTGCTGGTAGAGCCTTTGCTTGGTAGCCCTTGAACACAGGGCCGTTGCTGGTACTGCTTGCGCTACGTGAGAGCGTAAACTTGTATGAGATGTACTCTTGTGGTCCTTCAGGCTGGGTTGTAGCAGCCTCTGGAGTACCCACAGCAGAGTTGTAACTAATGATGTTATAAATATTTGTATCAGTATCAACTGATTGAATATCCATGGCACCATATGTAAATCTCCCACGTGCACGAATAAACTTATAGTTCTTTGGTTCTAGTGTTCCATAGCGAATAAAGCCAGTTGTGAGGTATCCAGTAGAACGAAGCACACTTGCGTCTTCTATGTAGACATTGCCACTGGTTGTCTTATAGGCAGTACAGAAAGCAAGTTGATTTAACGCACCAAGGAATGCAACCCCTGTAGTGTGATGCTCTGTTGTCTGGGTGTACTGGAGGTCATTAGCATAAGCAAAACGAAGTGGTTCATTTTCAATTATCTGGCTTAAATCTAAACGGATAAGACCAGCATCAACAGTACCAATACCAGTAGCGCACCAGACAAATCGGTCACGGGCAGCAAAGTCATAGCAAGGTTGTTCTGTTTCTACAATGAGTGGACCATAAGATAGAGAACCATCTTGGTCGCTAACAATTGCTGCTCGCATACCTTTGCTGGTTCCGATCATCATATAGCCAAGGTAATAGTAGATCTTAAATACTATCTCTCCTGGTGGTAACTCAGCAGCCACAGATGCCTGTGTAAGCGTAGGCATAGATCCATTGCTACCTAATGTATACTTCTGAATTGTCGACTGAATACCAGCATTTCCAGAGGTATAGATAGCAGGACCAGAGGCGGTAATGCTTGTATAAATATAATTTGTATTAGGATGTGTATAAATTGGCGTAGGCAAAGATGTAGCGTTAGGTGCTATTTCATAGACTTTTCCATTGACGCATAGAACAATACGGTCTTTAACGTATTCCATAACAGCATTAGTTATAGTAGTGCTATTGTCACTAATCATAAGAATATCGCCAGTGCCAGAAACACCAGTTAATAGTTTTTTGTATATTCGTAATCTTGGGGTTCCAGTATTAAGTACATTTGTAACCCAATAAGCATAGATTCCATCGTCACAGATTCCATAGACTGGGTAATCAGTTCCAGAATTGTAATCAATAAAGTTAGTTACAGTTCCGTCTGCTTCAACTTTGTCAACATCGTATCCATCGTGAAGAAGAACTCCATTAGTTCCACTCCATTGAATAGAGCGGACATGCTGAAATGGGCGTTCCCATGTATCAAGTGCTGTGGTTGTCACATGCTCTTGAACAACATCTTTAAGAAGAGTTACTTGTCCTTTAGTCCAGACGTCTACACCTTGTGAGTCGGCAAAACGGTATGGGCTTGACTCGCCAGATGACGGATCATAGAACTTAATACCTTGACCGATATGGAAAGATGACTGTGAACGAATCCACCAACCAGTAAGAGACTGTTCGCCTGGCTCTTTGGATGAGTCAAACTGATCTTTACGATACGGAGCAGTCTCTCGTTGGTAAGGATTAGTGTCAGTTGGTGCTAGGAAGAACGGAATTCCGCCAAAGGCAACGTCATAGTCTTCACCAGAGTTAGTCCAAAAGCCAGATGTACCAGGATTACCAACGTTTAAGGGTAAATCTTCCGTAATGTCTTGACCAGCCACGCTGTCTCCTTAGATGAATACGCTTGCTTCTACAAAATCTACTTCTG